TCCGATCTGGTGGTAAGTATTACCATTGATAGCTACAATATCCCCTTTCTTGGGGTTTAATTTAACCCACTCACCGTCATCTTTATTCTTAACGTGTAAACCGCCATTTGAATCATTGATATCATCAAGTATCCAACTAAGATTTACTGTGTGTATGAATCCCTTAGAGTTTGGTCCAAACTGATTGTCATAGTGCTCTGGGAATGTGAAGTTATCGTTAGGGAGCTTCACTACGATCTGATCGTTGAATAGATGAACCTTCGGTCCAAGCAGCTGGGTCGATAAATACTTCATCAAAGGATTAGTATACATCATAAACAGCGTTTCGTCAAATTTACTTGCGCAAGAGATACCTTTCCATCCAGAATACTTTGACGCATTCAAGCGCATACTTACGCCTATATGTCTAACGGTTTCTACTTCTTCGGTTGCCAGAATGCTTGGAAACACCTGCCAACCTTTTTGTCTATAGTGTTGTGTATTAAAATTCATGGGCATAAAAAAGGGGAGTTGAACACTCCCCTATTTATTAAAGCATTGAGATGCTTGATATCATTGTGGATATTATCACAACAAATAGCACACTGTGACCGATTGCGTCTAGCCTGCTACTATATCTGATCTTTTTTTCCATTTGATTTCTCCTCAGAATTGATATTAATCTTCCGAGGCAGCTTACTATCTGGGACAATTACTTCTAAATTAATCGACAGTAATCCGTCTTTGAATTGTGCTCCTGTTACTTCAACATATTCTGACAAACGGAACTGTCTCTCGAATCGCTTCGTTGATACCCCTTTGTGAATATACTCACGACCACGATCTTCATGCTTACCCTTTACAGTAAGTGTTCTTTCTTTTACTTGAACGTCTAGCTCAGATTCAGAGTATCCAGCAGCAGCCATTTCGATTAGGTACTTATCCTCGTCAACTCTGAGGATATTATGTGGTGGAAAGCTATCGCTTGAATGTCTTGAGATTCTGTCTAGCTCGTCGATCATGGTGTCAAACCCAACGAATGCTGAACGAGGGAACAATTGTTTTGCTGTTAATGTCATATTTGTGACTCCTTAAATTATAAGCAAGTTAAATGCGCATACCCGATCATCGGCATATGCGCGTATATTTATACAGATTGTATAAAATTTTTAGAAATAAGTTGAAGGATCTGGATCGCCTTCAATACCAAACGAGAATGATAATCTCGAGATACGTGGCAGTATCTGGTGATAAGTTCCTCGTGGTAAATATACAAACATTCCAGGTTCAAAGTCAAACTCTTCTTCGCCGTTGATGCCTTCTACTTTAATGCCCATAGTACTGATGACTTGGACAAGAAGCACATCCATTGAATCTTTATGACGAGGATAGCTATCAGACTCTAAACCGAATCCTGAAAATGCAATGTTAGTAATACCATTTTTATCGCCATGTAGTGTAAAGACGTCTTTGAGCTCATCAACAATATTACGAGCAAAGTCTGGTGCACTTGGGCGACTATGGAAATTATTAAGACCGATACGCATTTTCTTTGTATTCATATCATGAAGTTCTTGTGGATGCGTATCCATCATGTGAATGTACTGATTCCAGTCATAGGCGTCTTTCATATCAAATGGTAGACGACCTACGAATGGAGTTTTGGTGCGGATGTTTTCTTCTTTACCTTCAAAAATATCATAATGTTCAGTCATTATATAAAAATTCCTCAGTTAGTTATTGCCAATATTATACTTAGGTTGCAAATTCCAGTTAGCCTTATCCTTAAAGGAGATAATCTTGATTGTTCTCATAGGAGCGCAATCTTTAGAAACTTCCTTGTTGACGATAGCAACTAATCCCCAATCTGATAATAGGGTTGCTATAGTATTTCTTCGTTGTATGTCTGATTCTTCCAAATTAGATTTCTTACCGTCTAGTAAGAACAACTCTTTAAAATGAACGATGAAGTAACGCCCTTGCTTGTGTAATATATGACAAGACTGGAACAAGGTATTATCTCTACGAGAAGCCACCCCAATACGAGTAAGGGTTTCTCTCACCTTCAAAAAGTCATCTGGTTCGGACAATGTTATTTCTAACATTAGATCAGCAGACCATTGTACTAAATTATTTTCTTCCACCAATTGATACCTTATTTTTTATAATTGTTATTTGATCAGGAGACAGTAAAGAAATGGCTTGTCGCGCCTTTTCTTCGTTGTAACCAAAATAACTCTTTATGATATTAATGTTATTTATATCAGTCGACTTATCCCATTTACTGAATCTCTTTCTTTTCCTCACAACATTTAACAAAAAACTATACTGAAGTTCTACGTCTGTTTGATGGAATTTATTCATTTCATTAGCGAAATAAACCGTATCTGGAAAATACGAAAGAGATCTGTTTACAACGAAACTGTTATAATATTTAGCATTTTCAGTATCTTCATCAAGAAGATTTTGCTTTGTATCATTAATAGATTTTAGGAAATCAAAGGGTGATAATTTCTTACCATCCGAGGTAGTCGTTTTGTTTGCACCAGCCATTTTTATAATCCTTTTCAAAGAGTTTTTTAACACGAAGTTCTTGGATACGCGTTAACCCATCATTATATAATTTCAACTTAGACACATTGTGTTTAATATCTAGTCTGTCTGCAGGTATTTTTAATTCACAAGCTTCATTAAGAAATATTATGAGTTTATTCAACTCACTGATATGAACCACCATATCATAATCTTCTGGTTTACCCATATACCATGTTTGAGTATAGAAGTGATTGTTTTTAATATCACCACACTCAATATCAGTGATGACCTTTTCGATATCACTACTTATATCAGGGAGATCATTCCTTCCTAGTTTAAGGTGCTCAATGCGTTCTCTCACGATATATTCGCACGCAGATTTAAACCTATCAAGAGGATCGCGTCGAACAGCTATTCTAAAGCTATTTTTGCGGAAAGGCAAGTCAAATTGATCAGAAAATTTTTGAACTTTTTCATAGCGATAACTTCTCCCGACATATTGATCATGTTGTTTATGTATCCTAAAAACTTCTTTTATAGAACTCATTCCATTTTTAGGGCATAGTCTGACATCAATATTATTAGGGAAATATAACACGTTATCAAACGGCGACATTTCATATACAGTTGTTGGTGAATTATTCATTGGTATTTCTCAACGCAATATAAAGCGACTGCATTCTCATAACATCTAAGGCAACATCGTGAATAGGGTTGTGATGTATAAATCCTTCGATATTTTCTGGCATAAACTTATTATCAAAGTCTATACCCATTGTCATGCCGTCAATTAATGAACGGGTGTCACGTAAGTTCCACCATGCCCACGGTTCTTTGTTACCTGTCTGTATCATTAACTGAGAAAGAAATACTGGATCAAAACTATTTCCTCTAGTGTATACGCGTTTGGGTTGTTGAGATATACCTTTACAGAAAGAGTACAATTCTGTTATTGAAACATCTTCGTCAGAAGGATCAAGCATAGAACGCGCTTCCGCGTTTTGCTTACTCCACCACTCTAACGTACCCTTGTCTGGTCGGCGACCATAGACTTCTGCTTGTTCCTTTGTATCAAACTTAATGAAGTGAGCAGATTCAATAAGTTCTTCAAAAGTATATGGGTTGCTTTCAAAACGAGTTTCATCATAACGTATCGCTGCAAAGTTTATGACAATACCGTTTACTGGATTTTGAGATAAAGTCTCAAAGTCGTAGATTACTGCATCATTTACCAACTTAGCCATTATTTGATCTCAACATTCGCCATAACTTCAGTCATACAAGCCACAAGGTTAAGCTCATGGTCTGCAACAAACGCATCTTTATATTGGTAGTCCGCAAGGATTAATACCAACTGAGGAATACTATTTGGTGCAACATACTCAATCATATTATCATACACACCACGGAAAATCGCAGCAGGTTCGATATCTATATTGTTAACAACCCAAGAACGCATCTTTTTAAAGTTCTTATCTTTAATTGATGCGAATAGATCTGGAAATGCGCTCATCTCGCTCGCAGGAGCAATAGTGTTAAGCGTACCAGAGATACTACCACGTTGACATTCATTCAACACTCGACGCCAGTCTGGCGCATGTTTCATTATAATATTGGCAACAGTACTATCTTCATATGTGACACCTTCTTCAGTCAGAATATCCTTGAGTCGTTTCATGAACTGGCCACACAGCTGTGCCATCGTTTTCTTATCAAACTTGAACTCATATGGGGTACAACGAGAGTGTAGAGGTTCAATAATCTTATTCTTGAAGTTACATGTCATAATGAAGCGACAGTTATCGCTGAACTCTTCAATGAAGTTACGCAATGCTGGCTGAGTTGATTGTGGGTTAAGATAATCTGCTTCGTCTAGGATAACAACCTTGTAGCCACCCTGCAGAGATACCGAGGAAGCAAACTGTTTAATCTTACCGCGTAGTGTATCAATATTACCTTCAGAAGAAGCATTGATAACAATATAGTCAAGCTCTAGTTCTTTACAGATAGCTTTGGCAACGGTAGTCTTACCTGTACC